TGGAAGAATAAGAATTGATCCTAAGACTTTAAGAAGTACAACTTCAGCAGTAGATGAAACAGTATTAAATACACTTGAATCAGAAGAATATACTAAGATACTTAAATTCTTTGAAGAGCATATTATCTTTTCATCAGAATCAAATCCTACAGGAATACTTAAATTCTGTACTAAGTATGCAGAAGAAAATGGTGAAACATTTTATAAAACATATACAGTTAAAGATGAGTTTGGTAATCCTGTAGAAAGAAAGGTATTTGATCACTATGTTCTCACTAATCCTAATAAATATATTGTACCTGTAATTGATACTATTAATATTATAGATACAGAAAGAGGAATGTCTTTGAAACAATCTATGGATAAAATGTCAGAATATTGTGCAAAGATAATGAGAAACAGGTATCACATGACACCTATTGTTATTCAACAGCAAGCCTTAAATAATTCAGAGGCTTTAAAACTTCGTGAATCTGGGAAAGTCATAGTTATTATATGATAACCCTAATCCAAGCTATATAGAAATATATAGAAGGATCAACGACTAGTAGATACTTTCTTAACAAGTGGTGTTGAAGAAAATGAACTACCAAGAGTGCGGAGATATAACCTATATGTACCAACATTTAGTGGTTATATATGAGATAGTCTGAACTGTATTATAATACATAAAATACAGAAATATAGGATAAAGAGCCTATATGATAACAAAGTGTGAATCTGAGGGTAATGATGCTTTAAAATTAGGTAAAATTAGACCTTCTGTAGCTGGTCTTGGAGATAGTAAATATGTTAGTAGAGATGCTAATATAGTATTAGGTTTATTTAGTCCTGCAAGATTTGGACTTAAAGACTACTTAGGCTATAATATTGATATTCTAAAAGACCATGTTAGATTCTTAGAAGTATGTGTAAACAGAGATGGTGCTATGGGTGGTATCATTGCTCTTTATTTTGATGGTGCTTGTTGTTACTTTAGAGAATTACCTATTGCTAAAAAGAAGAATGCAAGAGGAACTCTGGAAGAAACCCCTGAAATTAAAAGAGTATATGAATATATACAGCATGAAGAGGCTGCTAATACAACTTTCTTTGCTTATTCAATAAAAAAGATAAAAGAAATTTTGCATTTGTAAGATTAATTCTTATATTTGCACTTAACCACTTAAATTATTTAGTTATATGGCAAACGCTGTAATCATTTTGGGAAAAAGTGGAACTGGAAAATCCACTAGTATTAAAACTCTAGATCCAAAAGAAACAGTAATTATTAATGTATTAGGAAAGAGGCTTCCATTTAAAGGAAGTTCTTCTGTTTATAATGCAGAAAATAAGAATCTGTTTCAAGTTGATGATTTTGAGAAGGTTCAAGCACTTTTACAGAATATTGATAAAAGTGCTTCTCATGTAAAGAACATTGTCATTGATGATGCTATTTACATTATGCGTAAAGAGTATTTTAGGAGAGCTAAAGAACCTGGATATGGTAAATATACTGAACTTGCACAGCATTTTCAGAATATTATTCAAACTATTGAAAGAATGAAGCCTGAAACTAATGTATTCTTATTGCTTCATAGTGAAGATGTTACATCAGATAATTCTACTGTAGGATTTAAAGTAAGCACTGTAGGATCTTTGTTGGATAAGCAATATAATCCTGTAGAAGTAGTTCCTACTGTTCTTTATTCAGCAGTTAAATTTGATGATAAAGGTAAGCCTACTTATGGATTCTATACTCATAAGGTAATGGAAGGTTCTGTAGAAATTCCTGCTAAATCTCCTGATGAAATGTTTACAGAAGACTTTATTCCTAATGATTTAGGAGCTATAGTTAAAGTTATGAATGAATATTTCTAATGCTAACTAGAGAAGAAGTTATAAAATTATCAGCACCTCATGTTTCTAATCAGCTTAAAATGGTTAGAGAATATGCTTTAGAAAAAGGTAAAAGTATAAGAGATGTAGACAATCTTGAGATATTCTTAATGAAAAATTTATGGTATTTACAAGAATTTTTCTGCATAGCTAGAAAATACTATTTTACAAAATATAGTATTATTATCATGTATAATGCTGATAAAAAGCCAATTAAACTAATTTAAAATTAAAATGTTACATATAGTAACAATAAACATTAACAATTTAAATTCTAAAAATTATGGAAACTAAGAAATTTTCAAAGTGGGAACTGACAGTTATTAAGAACACTGCTAAGAATGTAAGTCCTATTGTAGCTAAGAAGGTTAAAATTCGTGAGAAGCTTGAAGAACTCGCTAAGGAGTATAATAATCTTCAGGAGCTTCAAAATAGATTTGAAGAAAATGTAAAATCTATTACAGGTGGATTTACTACAGAGGATCTTGTAGAAAGAGTAGTAGAAACTACTAATTCTGTAGATAAGAATGGTAATCCTATTAAGGTTACTAAGTATGCATTCAAGTATCCTGAAACTATTATTCCTACAACTCCTGCTCCTACAACTCCTATTGGAGAAAGTGGTGTAGCTCAGCAATACCCCTCTGCTCCTGTAGAAGATGAAGCAAATATAGAAAATGAAGCATTTACTGAACAAACAGAATATGTAGAAGATGAAAGTGAGCAACTTCCTGATGATGAAGCTGCTGATACAGGTATTGATGCTTCAGAATTCAATTTGTAATTAAAAGCATACAACTCTAAAATTACTACAAAATAACTTAATAAATTAACTTTAAAAATTTACTATTATGGCTTTTGCATCAGGTAAAAAATCAACAGAAGGTGCTTCATTTAAGCATTATATTGGTGTAGGTTCTTGTTTTGTTCTTGCACTTAATCCTAATAAAGCAGAACTTTCTTCTCTTTATGGTACTGAGATTACTAATGACCCTAGTTATCTTAGTGAAGTAGAAATCAATGGTAATAAGATTCCTAGTGTAAGATTGGATTTTATCTTGAAAACAGATGTAAATTCACCATTTAATAATGGTATTGAATTTACTTCTAAGGCAACATTCTTCTTGCGTAAGGAACCTCGTTATAATAAGGATGCTACTAAGTGTCAGGTAATTGATAAATATGGTAGAACAGCATGGGTAACTATAGAACAGGCTAAAAATCATGAGATTCCTGTTTATTCTAATGGTCCTGCTAAAATCTGCCCAGATTATCGTGTAGCCTATGTAGGTGAAGAGGATTTGGTAAATTTCCTCATAGCTTATTTGGGAATCCCTGGTACTACTAAGCGTCAAGCTGATGGTAATTATATTGAGAAAACTGCAGAGGAACTTGTAGAATGTGAAGCAGGTTTGGAGAAAATTAAAGAGTATTTTAAGGGAGATTTTTCAGAACTTCGTAATATTATTGCTCTTCAGCCTGAAAACAAGGTAAAGGTAATGTTTGGTATTAAGAACAATGATGGTAAGCAGATTCAAACTGTTTATACTAATATGTTCTTAAAGAGTGCAGCTCCTGAAGCAGCTCTTGCAAGATTAGCAACAGATTTGGAGAATCGTAAAGCTAATGGTGCATATCCTAATTGTGAATTTGCAGCTTGTAAGATTAAGGAGTATTCTGTTGAAGCTACAGATTTAGCAGAAGTAAAGAATGATACTTCAGATCTTCCTTTCCAAGAAGGTAATGGAGCATCAAATGAAAGCTGGTTCTAATACTTTGTGATAAACCTTTAAATCTTTTATTATGGCATTCAGTAAGGGACAAATTACTGTAAGCCTTGAAGATATTCTACATTATATTACAGAAGGAGAGATTGCTGCTTATTATTTAGGTATTAATGCTGTACCTTGTGTAATAAATAGTCCATTAAGAGAAGATAGACACCCTTCATTGGGTGTCTATTCTCCTGATGGTAAGAAAATACACTATACAGATTTTGCAACTAACGAAAGTGGTAGTATATTTGATTTGTTGAGCAAAATGTGGAATCTATCTTTTAATGATGTTTTAGTAAGGATTTATAAAGAATGTCTTTATACTAAAAGCAACATTAAAATACATAAAAATGTAGATAGATTAAATATTAGTGTAGGTAAAAGTTCTTCAGACTTACAGTGTAAAGTAAGAGAATGGAGAAACTATGATGTAGATTATTGGGAACAATATGGTATCTCAATAAAGTGGCTTAAATATGCAGAAGTTTACCCTATATCACATAAAATTATCATTAAAAACAAATGTAAATATGTATTGAATGCTGATAAACTGGCTTATGCTTATGTAGAGCATAAAGAAGGAAAGATAACTTTAAAGATTTATCAACCCTACAATAAGAATGGATACAAATGGTCTAATAAACATGATAAATCTGTTATTAGTTTATGGACTAAAGTACCTGCTACAGGTATTAATATTTGTATCTGTTCTTCCTTAAAAGATGCTTTATGTCTTTGGGCAAATACAGGGATTCCTTCAATAGCTATACAAGGTGAA